CCTTTGAGACATTCAAAGACTTGAGTGTTACCTTTAAGAAGCATCCTGTATCAGATGATCTGGTAACGGTAAAAGACAAGGCAGCTATCGTTCAGGCGATTACTGCCTTGCTTCTTACTAGGAAGGGGGAAAGACCATTTCAACCTCAGTTGGGATGTGGTATTCAGAATGTATTGTTTGAACCATTGGATTATGGTAGTGCTGGTATTATCAAATCAGAAATTAGAGAGGTTCTAGAACGTTACGAACCAAGAATTTCTGTAGATAGTATTTTGTGCAATCCAGATGAAATGAACAATGGTTATGATGTTGAATTGACATATACCATTATTGGTAGAGAAGACACACCAGTAACTGTCGAATTCTTCTTAGAGCGTACACGATAATGCCTTATACTCAGGTTGCCAATTTAGACTTTGAAGATATTAAGCTTGCTCTAAAGGATTACCTTAGGGCACAGTCAGATTTTACTGATTATGATTTTGAAGGTAGTGCGTTATCGACGTTGATCGATACACTCGCCTATAACACCTACTATACGGCGTTTAACGCTAACATGGTAGTCAATGAACTATTCATTGATTCTGCCACCCTCAGGGACAACGTGGTAGCGATTGCGAAGCAGTTAGGATATAGACCCAGGAGCGCAACGTCTCCAACTGCTTACATTTCATTTACCGTAAATTACACCAACAATACTACAGACACAGAATTAATCCTAAAGAAAGGTACAGGATTCATTACATCATTCGATAATAACATTTACCAGTATGTGGTATTAGATGATGTAACGGGACAAGTAGCAAATAATGTGGCAACGTTTAATAATGTTGCTGTTAGAGAAGGAACATTACTTGTTAATACCTTTACTGTAAATACCTCATTATCAACTCAAAGATTCATTCTTGATAATGATAAGATTGATACTGACACTATTAGCGTAAAAGTATTTCCATCAGGTGGATCTTTTAGCGAACCATATCTAGTTGCTGATAATATCCTTGATGTTGACGCAACTTCAAAAATCTTTTTCCTAGATGAAACTGAAGATAGTCGTTATGAGTTAATTTTTGGCGATGGTGTTTTAGGTAAGAAGTTAGAGAATGGCACAAGAATTGAAGTGTCATACATGACAACAACTGGACCAGAGTCAAATGGCGTAAAAACATTTGTATTCTCGGGTGTTGTTGAGAATCCATCTGGTGTTTCTCCAAATGCATTTAACACGAACATAGTATCTGTAGTTGCTGCATCGGGTGGTGAACTAGAAGAATCTACAGCAAAGATTAAATTCAACGCACCTAAGTCTTATGGCACACAAGATCGTGCTGTAACTGCTCAGGATTATGCTGCTATTGTTCGTAGAGTATTTCCATCTACAAGTGATATCATAATCTTTGGTGGTGAGGACCAAGACCCACCAGAGTATGGAAAAGTTTTTATTGTAATTAAGGCAGAGAACGCTGCTTTCTTGACATCATTAACTAAACAACAAATTATTGATGATTTGAAGAAGTATATGGTTGCTTCTGTCAGACCAGTAATTGTAGATCCATCTATTCTCTATGTTGAATTGACTTCAAAGATATTTTACGATGGATCTTCTACAGATGAGACCCCAGGACAAATTAGAGACAAAGTGATTGGTTCTGTACAAAATTATCTCGATAATTCTGACATTGAAAAGTTCAATGGCAAGTTTCGTTTCAGTAAGATGGTTGGAGTAATTGATGACACTGATAGAGTGATCAATTCTAACCTAACCGAAGTTACAATGAGGAAAGATTTCTATCCTAGTTTGAATTCTACCTTCTATTATGAAGTGTGTTTCCAGAATGAATTTGATGAGGATTGTGACGGACCTACCTTGTCGTCAACTGCTTTTAGAGTCACTGAATACCCAACATTTGATGTCTATCTTGAAGATAGGGATGGCAAAATTGTCCTATATAGAATAGATAGCGTAACAGGCGAAAAGGTTGTTCTAGACAGCAATGTTGGCGACATTGATTATGAAAAAGGTGAACTAAAAATGTATGCTCTTACTATCATTAAGGGCACATTCATTGATAATCGCATTTCTGTTAGAGTAAAACCAAAGTCTAATGATCTCAAGGCACTCCGCGAGGTATACCTTGACGTTGATGTTGCGAATTCCTCGTTCACTGCATACAAAGAGTAAGTAAATGCCTGCTGTAAAGACCAAGAGAATCTCTACTCTAGTTGAGTCCCAGCTTCCTGACTTTATTTCTTCTGAATACGAACTATTTTCAAGGTTCGTTGAGAAGTATTATGAAGCTCAAGAGGTACAGGGTGGTCCGTTAGATGTTTTAAGTAACATCCAAAAGTATGCTGATATTGATTACTACGAGAAATCAATTCTAAAACAGAGTGACACTCTTTCTTCAAACATTAGTTCTACTGATACTACTATTGATCTAGTAGACGCACAGTCATTTCCAAAGCAGAATGGTTACGTTAGAATCAATGACGAAATCATTTTTTATGAGAGTCGTACAGACACTCAGTTAAAGAACTGCTCTAGAGGAGTTAGTGGTAACACTAAACTAGGGGATCTTTACAGTTCTTCTAATTTTACTAGCACATCTGCTGCTTCACACTTGGCAGGAGCAGAAGTATTCAATGTTAGTAATCTATTCTTATATGCTTTTGTAAAAAACTTTGAAAGTCAGTATCTTGGTTCTTTCCCCCAAAAGTATCTAAAGGGAGAAATTGATAAAAGAACTCTGATCAAAAATATTCAGAAGTTCTACAAAGCAAAGGGAACTGATAGTTCTATTAAATTCATCTTTAATACAATTGTTGCTAAAGATGTAGATAATAAACCAGAAGTATATCATCCACGAGACTTTACATACAAGTCATCAGAATCTGATTGGATTAATGTATATGCTCTAAAGGTAAAGGTTGTATCTGGTAATCCAAAAGATCTAATTGGTAAAAAGATCGTCCAGTCACCAACCGAAGAATATGGTTATGCATCTGCTACTGTAGATAACGTCATCGCTCAAGGTACAATTGCCGATGAAGTAATCTGGAACATTGTTATTGCTCCTGAAACTATTAATGGTAATTTTGAACTATCAACAAAAGCAAGATTAGAGAAAGCATTACCATCAACTCTCGGTGTAGGAGATAGAATTAATGTTTCTTCTACTCTAGGATGGGATTCTCTAGGAGAGATTCTTGTAGGCGAAGAAGTAATCAAGTTTGATGACAAAACAGTAACTCAATTTGTTATTAGCGAAAGAACTTCACCCGTATCACATAGTCGTGGAGATTTTGTATACAAACCTGTTACTATCGAGGGATCGGGTGTAAAACTTCTTACACTTGGCATTGTATATGATGCTTTACCAGACACTGTTGAACCATACTCATTTACTGGAGATTCTGTACAAGTATCTAAACCAGGATTCCAGTCAGCAGATCCTAGAATTGTTCTGACTGGTACTAATCAACCAAGATGGATTAAAGATACTGGAACCTCAGTAACATCTAGCACAAATACAAATGTAGAGCAGTCGTTAGCAGGTGTATCTAATAACGTATCTGCTATTTTCTCTGATGATCAATATTATTATATCACATCTTCGAGTTATCCATCATACAATATTTTTGATGGACCTAATATTACACAACCAGTCCAAGATCAGAAGATTCTTAGAATTCTAAGAAAAACACCAACTACAACTACAGAAATCTATAAGACTTCAAAGAGAGATGTAGGTATCTTATTAAATGGCGTTCCTGTTTATGGATACAAAGATTCCGAAAGTATTCGTTTTGGAAAACTCGATGAAATTCGTGTAGACACTAGAGGACGTGGATATACAAATCCTCCATTTGTTATTGTTGATGGTCTTGCTGGAAGAGCAAGAGCGCAGATGGTTGGTCAAGTTGTTGATAGTATTATTATCGACACTGAAATTGTATTCCCTGTAACTCCTACAGTAGAGATAACTTCAGGACGTGATGCTGTTGCTAGAGCAATTGTTACTGGTGGAGAAGTAACTAGTATTGTTGTAGAAAATCCTGGTAAGTTCTATTCTTCCCCACCAATTGTAAGAATTACCGATAGACTAGGAAAAGGCAGATTTGCTGAATATGTTGCAGTAATTGACACTGATGGATCGATTACAAAGTTTGAAAAACTAGCAGGTGGTACTTTATATTCTCAAGATAATATTCAAGTAGATATCATTCCCATTGGATCTGGTGCTTCTGTTACTCCTTTACTAAAAGAATGGAATAAAAATAGATTTTCTAAACTAGAAAACACACTAGACAAAGAGTTTGGGTATGTTTTTGAAAATATAAACAATGTTTTAGAATATGGTTATGGACAAGTTGCTAACCCCAAGTCACTTAGACTAGCACTTAGTGATAACATTGATAGCACAGGTAGTGAACCAACAAACAAAACTCACTCACCTATCCTTGGATTTGCTTATGATGGTAATCCAATATATGGACCATTTAGTCACGAAAATCCATTTGACGTAAATTCTCCAATTGTGAGAATGACTTCTAGTTATTCTTTGGTTGGAAATAGACAGGACGGTCCTGCTACTACAAAATATCCTCTTGGATCATTTGTAAACGATTATGTTTACACTCATAAGAGTGGTTCTCTAGATGAGAATAATGGTCGTTTCTGTATCACTCCTGATTTTCCAGAAGGAACTTATGCTTATTTTATTACTATTGATAGTAATCAAGTACCACAGTTCCCTTATGTTATTGGCGACAAGTTCTACTCATTACCAGTAGACAGTAACTATAATTCTAATATCAATCAAAACGATATTCCAAAGAATGCTAAAAGGTTCTTCACGCCTGATATGCTTGGAAATGGAGATGGATTAATTGCTACAATTTCTGAAGTTCGTTCTGGAACTGTAGATAATATTGCTATTGATAGATCTTCTAATAATTTTTCTGTTAACTCTAAATTATATTTTGAAAATGAAGGGACGCAAGGAAAAGACGTTGCTGCTCTAGTATCTTCTGTTACTGGTAGACCTGTAAATTACTTACAGAGTAAAGAAGATAAAGTTGTCAAACTAACAACAATTCAGAATGCATTCTTATTTGTAGATGATACACTGAGACAACCATCTTCTAGTGCTTCTGGTACTATTGTTGGAACAGTACAAAATGATAATGTAATTGTATTGAAAGATGTTGTCGGTACGTTTGACAACACTGGAACTTTCTCCGCTGACATCAAAACTTTCATTCTTACTATTGATCAAGATAGTTCTTACACAAAAGGAGCTACGTTAAGTTTGACCGATGGTGTAAATCCACCAATCGCTACTGCTGAAATCCTAGAAGGAACTAGTAGACAGAATACTGTTACTATTAAAGTATTAACAGGAACTTGGATTATTGATGATGACTATTATATCCAATCAGACAACCTATTCAACACTTCTGGATCTAAAATTGTAACTTTAGTTTCATTAAGTGACAACTTAGAACCATTTGAAGTAAATCAAAGTGTTGCTTTAGTAGAAACTACCGAGAATCATGGTTTAGCGATTGGAGATATTGTTGACATCAGTATTTTCCCAGATGATACCACAAAAACTAAGAATTATTATCTAAGAAAGAGATTATATCAAGAAGCAACTTTCAAAGCACCATCAAACACAACTACAATTGATTCTGATGGAATTGGTAGATTTACCATTCTAAATGGTGGAGCAGATTATACTCAAGATGTTTACACTGATGTTCCTCTAACTGGTGGAACAGGTTCTGGTGCTACAGCAACTATTACCGTTTCTTCTGCTGGTGTTGTAAATGATATTACTTTAACAAACCTAGGAACTGGATACAGAAGAGGTGATTATCTTGGCGTTGATGACGATCAACTACAAAGATCTGGAGCTTCCTTAAGTTCTTCTAGATTAGCAATTTATATTGATCATGCAGGAGTAGCATTTAATGCTACTGATATCAAAGTAAAAACTGCTAAGGGATTCGCAGAAGGAGATTTAGTATCGATAGGTTCTGAAATTGTAGAAATTACTGCTATCAATAGTAATGTTATTACTGTCACCCGAGGAAGGGAAGGAACACTTGCTGTAGATCACTATAATGGTGGATCTTTATCTTTATACAAACCAAGATATAACTTTACAAATAATTTTAGAATTACTAGTGCTAATGGTAGCGGATATATTCAATCATATGATTTTAATACACAAAAAGCAGTTATTGTATTTGATTACAGTATCGGCAAGAGAGAATCTGAACCAGTAACTTTAAGTTCAACATTCTTCGATTCTAGCAGTCAGCAAAGGTTAGTATCAGTTGTTTCTGCTAGTGAAGTAGATTTCAAATTTGAATTTTCAGAAGACAATACTACATTTGTTCCAAATCCAAATATTGAAATTCAAGAGTTTTACAAGTATACCTTTGATACCTCCCACTCTTCATTGACGGGAACTTATTTTGATATGAGTCCAAGCAAGAGTTTTAATCTACTGACTCTTGAAAAAGTTGCAACTACTATTTTACCAGGAAACCCTGGTTCGTCAACATCGGTTAAGTTTGGTTTTGGTCCTAGACTAACACAAAATCTTTACGATAATAAAACTGGCACTAATTTCCTCAATTTTTATTACTTTGACAAGAATGGCATCGTAAATTCTGAGGGTGCTTTCTTTGAAATTATTACAGATCCTTTACAGGGCACAAAAACTCTCAATTATGTAACACCAAATAGATTTGTGTATAATATCACCAAAACACCACTTTGGGATGGATCTGGATCTATTTTATACACAACCAGTGGTCAATTTGCTGTTGGTGAAATTGATGGTGTTGCAATAACAAATCTAGGATTGAACTATAAAAAAGTTCCTTTGATTACTGGATGTGATCCATCAGAACCATTTAGAGCAAGTGCTACCGTATTATTTGATACTGCAACAAATTTAATTACTGGAGTTAGAATTGATAATATTGGATCAAATTACGTAAATCCAAAAGTTGTAATTGTTGATGGTGATGGTACAGGAGCGCAGTTTAAAGCAACACAGCGTAATGGAGAACTATTTTCGATAATTCTAGAAAATCCTGGTATTGGATATACGTATGCTCCACAAATTAAAATTATCGAATCTGATGTAGACTTATATTCAGAAAGTAATACTATTGGAATTCCACAAAGTGTAAGAATTACTAATAATGGTGCTGGTTATCATTTAGATAAATCAGTAGCATCAGATGTTACTTCAAAGTATACACTTGCTTTGAAAAACTTCTCTGGAACTTATCAAAGAGGTGAGGTATTAACACAGACAATTAATGGGGTAGAAGTATTAAGAGCAGTTGTATCTGAGTACAGAACGGGTTCTAATTTACTTAAGATTGAAAAAGTAAATGGTATTGTCAGAGACAATGTTTCTATTGTAGGTTTTATATCTGGTGCTTCTGGTGTAGTTAAAAAAGCATATATTACTACTTTTAAAACTACAACATCCGCTACTTATGATAACTTAGGATTCTACACTTCAGACAAAGGAAGACTAGGTGTATCCAATCAAAAACTTACCGATAGTTTCTTCTACCAAGACTATTCATATGTTGTAAAGTCTAAGACATCTATTGAACAGTGGAGAGACCTTATTAAGTCTACCACACACCCTGCTGGTTTTAAACTATTTGGTCAAGTTGATGTTGAGACAAACGCTACAACCGAAATGCCAGATGTTGGCAACAGAAAGGCGGATAGTTTCTCTATTATTCAACTCTGGAATCCAGAAAAGAATAAAATTACAGTTGAAAGCACAAAACAAGTAACAACCCAAACTATTCAGTCTGTCGAAAACACTAGAATACGTGATGGACAGGGATCTGCTGCTACATCAGAGTTTAATTTCAATGAAACTCGTGCATTTGAATTTACACTCTCTGCTCCTTTTGATGGATATTTTGATACCGATGGTAGATTACAAGGTACAACTGTTTTCCAAGTATTGGACAACATAGGATCTCCTTTTACTCCAATCAGTGCTGAAAGTTTAATTGTTACCCTTGACGGTATCTTACAAGAACCTGGGGTAGCATACACAGTAAGTGGTGACACTATTGTTTTCAGCGCACCTCCATTAGGACCAGGAACAAAATTAACTGGTAACAATATTACTGATACATCTTCATATAAAGGAACAAAATTTGTTGGTAGAAGTTTTTACTTCAAAGATAACCAATACAATACAAGATATATCAAAAAACTCAGGAATATATTCCAGAGAGGTGGCACATGGATTGATGCTGCTAATCAAATTGAAAGAAATAAAAAATTCATTATTGAAGAATCTATTGGTTATGGAAAACAATATTATAGTTCGTTAGATTGGAGCACTAAACTAGATGATTATACCGTAGACATCGGATATATTTTAGATGCTTATCAACATGATATTAGATTTGGTGGCAATAGCAAAGTAGTTGACTATGCTAATATTTTTGCGAATGGTTCTAAGTATATTACTGACAATAAAACAGAATCATTATCGATCTTTAAATATGCTACAAATTTAGCAAATCTAGCAATTATTAATTGGGATTATGTAGAGCAAAGTGTTTTGTTCTTCCAAGGTTCTACTGAAGTTACGGTATCTGATACTGATAGAATTGCTATTGGAATGACTATTAGTGCTGGAAGAGCATTTAGTCCAAATACAATTGTTGTTTCTATTGATAGTAAAACAAAACTAACACTTTCAAAACCAGCTCTAGCAAATGCTGGCGGCGGTGGTGGTGCATCGGCAGGAACTACATTCTTAAGTGGTTCTTCTAATGGCAATGAAGTTCTACCATCTAGTGTTGGTGCTGTACAACCAGGAAATCAATATGCTGTAAATCCAGGAGATACAGTACAAGTTCCTACATCATTTGCTTCTACTGACAGTGCTACATTCTACTTTAGTGGAATCAACAATGGAACGTATTATGATGCTTCTAATTTGATTGCTAATAACAAAGCATATTTACAAGAAGAAGTAAGTGAATTTGTATATGCCAACTATGCTCTGCCGCCATCGGATAAAGCAAAGTGTGCTAGAGATCTAGGATTCTTAATTGATAATGTTGTCTATCATTTAAGATTTGGTGGAAATGCTAAACTAGTTGAATTTGCTCAACTGTATTATACTAATCGTGGATATCCTTATGGAGAAGAATTAACTTATCTAAATGGATTGGAGATCACAGCAGCAAACGCAGCATGGGATAGATTAAAGGATCTCATGGTTCTAGCAATGAGAAATCAACTAGGAACAGGAACTTATACTACGATCAATCCATATACTGATCTTACTGTTTTTACTGATACTGTCTTCCCAGTTTGTGCTGAAGTTGAATCATCTATTGATACGATGATTAGCATTGTGAAAGATATTATTGATAAGGGAACTGGTGTGGTAGAAGTTGTCAATATCAATTCTAATAAATCTGGATACTGGTCTGCTACACCAACGTATTCAAACTATAATATTTTACCAGATCCATTGATTCCTGATCAAGAATGTGTAAATGTAATTTCATCTGTTAATTCTCTTTATAACAATCTCGATGATGTACTGAATAGTCTAGAAGTTGCTAAAACTCTACCTGATTATATTGATGGTGAAACTAAAGAGTTTGAACTATATTGGCAAGATGGTTCTCCAGTTGTTACAGAATCTGATGAAAACTTCTTACTATCATTGAATGCTGTACTACAGGAAACCAAGTACAATGCTTCATACCCAGGAGATGATTCCTACTATATTGACAGAACGGTAGTTCCCAACAAATTGATGTTTGATGTTGCTCCAATTTGGGATCAATATGAAGGAGCGAAAACTTTAGGAGAACCAACTGCAGTTGAAAAAGTTACTGGCATTGGTATTGGTAACTATAAGAGAATGACATTAGATTCTAATTTAATCAATAATGTCAGAACAGGTCCTTTCTTAATTTTAGACTTAGAAGATCTTACTGTTGCTAATATTGAAGAACCTGATTACTTCTTAGTATTCATCGATGGAGTTTTACAGAAGAGTGGCGAATCATACACTGTGTCTGGTCCAAATATCTTCTTTAATTTCCCAATTACAGAACAAATGAATGTTGACATGAGATACCTATATGGTAGAGATGTCGGGCAAATTCTAAATCTGTATGATTTCAATGTAGACAATTACTATGCCAATGGCGTGGTTAATTTAGAAACTACTTTTGGTTTACCCGAGTTCTTGAGCAAGAACTGGATGGGCATTAGAAGAGGTGATAGAATCCATGCTTATCAGTATGGTAATACTACCACATATAATATGATTGGTGAAGTATATGATATTTCTAGCACTGGCAACACTTTACAGTTCCGTGTATTTGGAAACAAATGTGAATTAATTCAAGGTAGAGATGTTTACTTTGCTGTTGCTGGAAGATACGATACTGTATATACTATCGTTGGATTAGATTCTTCTGGATCTAGTATAACATATGAAGTTGATAATGACAATAGAACTTTAGTAAGATCCAACGAAACTTGGCGTGGAACATATTTTAGAAAAACTTACAAGAATCCTTTTATAAGTCTGTCAAGTAATAGCTTGATTAAGGTAGATGGTGAAGAAAACTTTAGAAAAATCAAAGAACTTCCAACAAACTTAACATCTAAAGAACAGAGACCTCAAGAGCAATTATCCAACAATTATTTTGGTCAAGTTGAAGTCCAAGCATATAATGGAATAACAAGAGGTGAGGGATTATCAATTGTTGCTATCGTTGAAAATGGTTCTGTTGTTAGATTAGATTGGAACCAACGCAGTTATGATCCTGTTACACAACCAACTGCTTATCAGTATTATACTCCACCAGTAATTAACTTCATTCCTGAGAATGGAGAAGGTGGTGGTGCTAGAGCAGCAGTAATTGTCAGTAAAGGACAAGTCATAAGCGTTGAACTTATTAGCGGTGGTTCTGGTTACACTAAAGCTCCAAAAGTAGTTGTTGCTAGAAGATATAAAGTATTCAAAGATACCGATATTGGAGTTTCTCTAATCAATGCATCAATTAATATTGAGCAAAGTACAGGGTTAAATGTAATCTCTAATATTTCTGTCCTTGGAAATCAAATCGAGGGTGTCAATACATTCACATCAATTCTATTTGATAGTCCTGTTGATTCTGATAGAGATATCACAGCAATAATTCAAACAGGAGAACTAAATGTAGTTGGTGGTGGTTCTGATATGCCAGTTGGCACAGATCAACCAGATGGAGTTAAGATTGTCTTTATTGAACCAGAACCTGTTGAGGTTGAAGGTGAAGGTGGAGCATTACAGATTCAAGATAATCAAACTGTTGTTTCTGTCAAGATCAATAGTGTTCTTACTACGAATTCTATTTCTACAGTAAGCAGACAGATAACATCTGCTATTCACCCAGATGTTATTCAGAACACTGCTCTATCTAATATTAATTACTTCCAGGTTGGTGCATTCTTGGATGCTCCTCTGGATGCTAGCGATACTATCATCTATGTTGGAAACACAGATAAATTCAAGACAAATGGTTACCTACTGATTGGTACGGAAGTTGTCAGATATCTACGTAAGATTAATGATCGTTTCTTAAATGTAGAGAGAGGACAAAATAATACCACAGCACAAAATTGGAGTGCTGGAACATTCTTAAGACAGATTCCAGATCCAGTATCTATCGCATACGCTGGTGTTGCGGTTGTTGAATCTGAATCTCAACTTGTTACTGTCAAGGGCGGTGCTGCTGTTGGCGTAACTCAAAGAGAAACTGAATATCAAATCGAAGTTCAAGATCTATCTCCAAGAAAAGATAAATTAGAATTCCTAAGAATTCCACCTCCAAGTGGAGTAATTGATGGTTATCAAGAAAGTGTATTCATTGATGATCCTATCTCAACCAGATTAAATGGTATGGTTGATCTTCTAGATGATTATGGTGTTGTAAAACGTGATGGAACTATCATATATGCCAGAAACTTAGTGTTCCAGAATAGTGTATTCTACATTGGAGATTATACCACAACAAATGCTGGTCACACTATTAGTCACTTTGATGGTATATTTGATGATGGTACTTGTGACGTTTCGGCAATGACTCTTGCAGAAATAGAAACATATTTCCCCGCTTTGGGCATTCGCGACTTTGAGTTGAGAGGAGACTCTAGTTATACACTTTCTGGAGATAAATTTACAGTAGCTCCACCATCTATTCAAAATCCTGTTGCTATATCTAATGGTTCTCAATCAATTGCTGTTGGAACTGTTACAGTACAGAAGACGACTTACTTCCCATCATCTGGTAGTTTGTTTACTAGTGATGGTACTGTAATTGATTATACTAGCAAGACGGCAACTTCATTCGAGGGTTGTACAGTTGCTAGCGGACCAGCAAATATCACACTTAACGCTGAAATCGTACCGTTTATAAAGTAATAAATATCGGTATAAATATAAATAACTCAGGCACAAATCACAACGTCGGATAAAGAAACCCATGGCTGCTATTATTTCTGATAAGTTTCGTATTTTTAACGCGAAACAATTCCTAGAATCCTTGACGGAAGGACCAAGCGAAACGAGTGCCGAGCGCACTAGAATGTATTTCTTTGTTGGGCGTCCCCAACCATGGAAAGCATATCTAGAAGTTTATTCTAAGTCTTCTACGAATTTTACCGTAGGCAATGAAGTCTACGTTGGAACATATGGTTCAACAGCATTCCGTGCCACAATTGCTGCTGTTTATGATAGTGCCCTTCTTCTCACCGACGTTTTTGGCAGCAACGGAACAAACTCAGTTCCACCTCTTGGTTCAGATTTAAAAGAAACCGCTAACGCTGGTGTTTCCGACACGTCCGCAACTGCTAACGCAGGTGTCTACCGTTATGCTACTGAGGACGTTCCACCCCTTCCTCTTGATAACCAAAGAGAAAAGATTTCTGTATACGACGAAATTATTGCTGCTAAGCGTATTACTGATTCATTTGCTAGAACAGTTATTCGTCGTTACAACTGGGATTTAGTTGCGAACCCTAAGTTCGACATGTGGAAACCTGACTATTCTGCTACTCCTGCTGGTGGTGGTCAAGTTGGTAAATCAACTGCAACAGGTCAGACCGCTATTGCTGATGCTAAGTTCTATGTAATGAACTCTGACTATGAAGTCTTTAAGTGTCTATACAATGGAGAGAACGTTGCTAACCCTGCTGGTCAGAACGCAACCGAAGAACCAAAAACTTCAGGTGCTAACTATGCTTCATCAACTGGTCTATACACTGAGACCACTGGTGCTGGTTACATCTGGAAGTACATGTATACCATGCCAACGGATGATGTTCTAAGATTCCTTTCTTCAGACTTCATGCCAATCGTTCTTCCTAGCAACAACACCCGTACTGCTGTCACTGGTGCTGCTGTTGCTGGTGCGATTGATGTTGTTCTAATTGAAGACGGTGGTTCTAACCTCCCAGCATCTCAAACTCTATACACCAGCATCAAAGGTGATGGAACTGGTGGTGTAATTGAGTTTGCTACTGATGGTTCTGGAACTATCACTTCAGCATCTATTCAAGCAAGAGGTCAAGACTACACTTATGCTAACGTACTTCTTGGCAATGGCAACCTATTCTCTGATGCTGGTTTAACCACCGCAGTTGCTACTCCCGCTAATGGTGTTGGTTCTCTTGAAGTTGTAATGCCTCCTCAAGGTGGTCATGGTTATGATCACGAACTAGAACTAAATGGTAAGCGTGTGATGACTAACATCCGCCTAACTTACGCTGAGGGTTCTGGTGACTTCCCTGTTGACAACGACTTCCGCCGCATCGGCATTATTAAGGATCCATACAACTGGGGTACAACTACTTTCTCTACTGCTGATACTCTTAGCGGATTAAAAGCAGTTAAGATCACTGGAGCAACTGCTGATTTCATTCCTGATGAAGAAATTTCACAGACTGTAACCAACGGTACTGCAAAAGGAACTGTTGTTTCTTGGACTCTCGATAGTGGTTCGACAACTGCTGGTGTTCTTAAGTATATCCAGACTAATGATGCTCACACTGATCAGGGTGTTGTAAGAGCATTTGAAAGCAATGGATCTAACGCAATCTCTGGTGGATTGTCTGCTGCTGCTGGAAACGTAGATACTACTTATGCTCAGTCTCTACTAGGTTCAACCTTTGCTGCTGGTCTTGCTGCTCCAGAGATTGAGAACAACTCTGGTGACATCATCTATCAGGAAAACCGTCGTCTAATCACTCGTGCTCCTGACCAGATTGAAGATATCAAACTAGTCATCGAATTCTGATCAAAATTAGATTAATTAAGTCCCCCGAGAGATCGGGGGATTTTTTTTATCTCTATAAATACTAAGGACAAAGAATGCTAGTATTTGGCGGAAAACGATGCCACAAAAGACTAACTTAAATGTAAATCCTTACTATGAGGACTTTGACGCGAGTAAGAATTTTTATAAGATTCTATTCCGTCCTGGGTACTCTATTCAAGGTAGAGAATTAACGCAGATTCAATCTATTCTCCAGAATCAGGTTGAGTCCTTCGGTAAATATGCTTTCAAACAGGGAGACTTAGTTGTTCCTGGGGAAGTTGGTCTTAATACAAAATTAGATTACGTTAAGTTATCTTCAGTATCTGAGGTTGCTGTCTCAGAGGGAGATGATATCGTATATAAAAAATATGATATCAGTCAACTTATTGGATTAGAAATTAGAGGTTTAAGTTCTGGTGTTGTTGCTACTGTTTTGGAAACAAAACTAGCGACAGAATCAACTGCGGATACAGTATATGTTAACTATCTTAGCAGTGGTGATTCTAACCTAGATACTACTTTCCGTCAAGGCGAGACACTAGAAGTAGTCGATGGTGTTAATACTCCTCTTTTAGTTGTTGGAACCGATGGTAGTGTTCTGCCAACTAGCATTCAAGTCAAGAATCCCGACACAGGAGAAGTTACATCTCTAGAAAGTCCTGCTATGGGATATGCTTCTGCTGTAAAAGTAGAAGAAGGTATTTACTTTGTTAATGGATATTTTGTCCGTAATGATAAGCAACTATTAGTAATTGATGATTACTACAATAATCCATCAGCAAAAGTTGGATTTACTATTAAAGAAGATATCGTAACACCAGAAGAAGATGCTTCTTTATACGATAACTCTATTGGATCTTCAAACTATTCTGCTCCTGGAGCACATAGACTGAGAATTAGTCTGACAATTAAGAAGTTTGAATTGTCAGAAACAACTGATAAGAACTTTATTCAACTTCTTACAGTATATAAAGGTTCGGTACAAAAGAAAGTATCTCCTACAAACTACAGTCTTATTGAACAGACTCTTGCTAGAAGAACTTTTGATGAGAGTGGAGATTACATTGTAAATGATTTCTCTGTAGACATTCGAGAATATGCACAGAAAGATGGTAATGGTGGAGTCTACAAAACCGATGAGTTTGATCTATACAATGGTCTGACAGAATCTGAAGCAAGTAGAAAAATGCTTGCTGGTATTGGACCAGGCAAAGCATATATCAGAGGATATGAAATTGTCAATAAAGAAACAAAGTATCTCGAAATTAATAAGGCAAGAGAATCACTCTCAAGTGACAATATTACTTTAAAGACAAAGGGTCTCCCAACTTTCAATATTACCAACACTTATGGAAGTGTGCCTTTAAACAAAGAGGGTGGAGATCTTACTGCTTATCCATACATCAATTTATTTGGAACCTACAATGATGGTTCAATTGGTCTAAATGGCACAGAACTAGATACAGATCACAGACAAACTCTTGATAAGAGAGGAACCACATTTACAAGTAATGATGGTATTAAAACAATCACTATTGATGTAACAAATACTGTTACAACTTTAGCATCAATTAGTGACACTACATTTGCTAATCTAGCAGAACTTTATTTTATTAAAACTAGAGATGATGCTGGAAATGCCCTTACAACAGGAAAAATTAAAGCACTGTCTTATGCTAAGGTAAACAAACCTCTTCTAAATGCCAATGATCAGGTCTTGTTCTTAGAACTTACGGTTGTTGGTGATAAAGACGATATTGATTTACTTCTCCTTGAATATGATCCAGGAGACTCTAATTATCAGAGAAACATTTTCCTTTCTGAAGCAGATGCTGCTACAGATTCAAATGAATTAGGATTTATTGTTGATTATAGTGAAACTATTACTCCATTAATTGGTAGAGCAAAACCAAGCAACTTCTTCCTAAAAGAAAGAGGTCTTGGATTTAATTCGGATTCTGATATTGTTCTATCTAAAGGCAAATTAGCAGGTGGTGGAGACACATATAATGCTACCTTCGGACTGTCATACTTCGACCCACAGTTCTTTACAAAATTACTCCTAGAGACAACTCCTACCAACAATAGTTTTGGTATTGGTAAATATGTTGTTGGTTTAACCAGCGGCGCATATGGCGTTGTTGAAGGAGCACCTTCTGGAGTATATTCCATTGGAAAAACTTTATTCGTAAAAACTCTATCAGGAAAGTTTGTATCTGGAGAGTCAATTAGAGATGAGGATGGTGTAACAAATAGAATTGCTAGAGACAATACTATCTCACATTTTATTGTGGCAAATAGAGGTCTAGGATATGCTAGTGGTTCAACATTAGTAATTAATGGTGTTGAATATGATGCTGCAGCAGCGGAAGCTATTCGTTTGACAAATGGTTCTTTCTATTCTGTACAAATTAATAACAAATCTGCGCTTTCTGTAGAATATGCACAACCACCATCGGTAAGTGTTAAACAACCAGACGGAGCTGCTAATCCTAGCATTACTGCTGTTATTTTACCAGTGTTGGTTAGAAATGCCGTAACTACATATAACCCTCAGAATGTAAAATCTGTATCAGCACAATATGGTTCTGGAAATGCTAACATCTTTACTGCTGATCTAGTAACAGATGATCAAGCATTTGCAGAAATTAAATCTGTTACTGATTTTACTTTCTTTGGATCTAAAGGATATAACTTCATTGAATCCACTAGTTTCAGTGCTGATGCAAGTCTTATCTTACAGCAAGGTGATGTTGTTCAATTCTCGGATCAAGATAACAATCTTGTTCGTGCTGTTGTACAATATGCTACTGTTAAACAGGGATCTTCCAAATCTAGAGTATATCTAGATACTGTCTTGCCTGGTAATGTTACTAATACTAGTATCGTTAGATTACGTCCTAGAGTTGATAATTCAAGTCAGGGAACTCTCTTGTTCCCAACAGGAAGTAGTCAAATTAAAAAAGTAGCTGATACTCCAGAAGAAACAAAAATTAAATATTTCTTCCGTAGAGACTTTGTAACCACAGCATCTACATCAGGTGGTACAATTACATTTGCTGCTCAGTTACCATTTGGAACTCAAAGATTTGCTACTTTCAATGAGGAAAATTACATTATTACTGTTCTAGATCCTGGTGATGCTCCAAACATCGCTAAAGGTGATATCATTTATATTGATAAAGATAATGTAGTAATTTCATCTTCAACGGATACTGCTAGTGGATTGACTTCTGGTAGTATTAGTTTGAATCTATCATCAACATACTTTGGAATTATTCCAACAAATGGAACGTTCCCCAAATTAAAACTAACAGCAACTTTAGAAGTTCTAAACGCTAAACCCAGACTAAAAACTTCTATTGAGAATAAGAGAATTGTTGTTACTTCTTCTGGAGATCGTGTAATTCCATTTAGAGGAACTGATTACGATAGTGATGTAGTAGAAACTATTTCATACTCCGATGCTTACAGATTGAGATACGTATATGAGGGAAGTGCCACACAACCACCATCGGTAGATACTTCTGGAAATCTAATTTCAGGAACAGATGTAACTGACAGATTTACTTTCGACAATGGACAAAGAGACACTGTATATGATGTTTCTAGAATTGTATTAAAACCAGGAAAAGAGCAAACTACTGGACAGTTAGTAATTGCTTTTGATTACTTCGAGCAATCTCAAGGAGATTTCTGTACAATTGATAGTTATCTACATGAAGCAGGAGTAACAGAAGATCTTATTCCATCATTTAACTCTGCTGTATATGGTATTGTAAGTCTAAAAAATGTATTAGATTTTAGACCAAAAGTAGATTCTACCACAACTATTGCTGGATTCCAAGATACATCTTCATTATCAAATACTATCGGTAATTTTGCTGGTGCTGGATCTGTCATTGCTGCTACTCCAGCTCCAGACCTTAACTTAGAGTATACGATGTCATTCAGTCAAGTACAATATCTTGATAGAATTGATGGTATCTTCTTAAACAAGAATGGAAACTTTATTGTTAAAGAAGGAAATTCTTCATTGAATCCAACCAAACCAGATCCTATTGATGATGCTATTCCACTGTTCTATGCTTATATTCCTGCTTATACGCAGACTAGTAAAGATGTAAGAATTACATCTGTAGATAATCGCCGTTATACAATGCGTGATATCGGTAAACTAGAGAAGCGTATTGAACGCCTTGAGTATTATACCACGCTTAGTATTCTAGAGCAACAAGCTCTTAATATGCAAGTAAAAGATGAGATTGGTTTAGACAGATTTAAATCTGGTTTCTTAGTTGACAATTTCGAGGCACATAGATCTGGTAACCTAGTATCATTGGATTACCAATGTTCTATTGACTCACAGCAATCTGTATTGCGTCCACAGTCCAAAGAAGATTCACTTTTACTAAAAGAAGTTAATAAGAGAGAAGATCAGAGATTTGTTTCTGGATATAAAAAATCTGGTGATATTATTACTCTGCCATTTAGTAGTTTAAATCTCCTAGGAAATAGTTTTGCTTCTAAGACACTAAATCCAAATCCATTTGTAGTTCTTCAATATGTTGGTGATGCTGCGTTATCACCAAGCATTGATCAATGGTATGATCAATCAGTAGAACCATTAGTTGTAGATACTAATACAGATCTTTATAAGATCTTCATTGCTAAGCAAGATGTAAGAGAAAGTTTTTCAAGTCTCTTCAATTCTTTTGTTGTTAACTGGGTTGGTTCTTCCCCATCATTTACATCTATTAACTCATTAGGACAGATTAATTCTCTAGACTCTCAATCTTCTGTAAGTAATGCGTCTACATCTTCTTCATCAAATATTAGTCCACAAAATAATGATGTTGCTAAAGGAGTTCAATCTTCTACAGTAAGAGGAAACGTAGTATCTAATGGTATTCAATTCTTTGCTAGAAGTCAACCAGTAAAATTTGTAGTTAGAAGACTAAAACCAAATACTAGAATCTCTGTGTTCTTAGAAGGAAGAGATATTAGTAGATGGGTCAACCCAGATCTTAGATTTACTGGAGTTGCTGGTAATTCTCTGTCGGCATTCAATGGAACAATTACTACAGATGATGATGGTAATGCTAGTGGTCTTATCCTTTTACCTGCAGGATTTGCTCCTAGACAAAATGCTACATGGGGTGGAGATGTAGATACTGTTGACTACGATCCAAACTCTGAGGAAGTAAGAGTAACTACTGGAGTAAAAACCTTTAGATTTACATCCAGTGCTACTGATGCTGATAAGTTATCTGTAGACACTTATGCAGAAGTTAAATATTATGCTACTGGTATTTTACCAGAAAACCCCGTAAGTATTATCTCAACAAAACCATCATTCTTTAAAGCGAATGAGGGTGTACAGTTTGTTGATAGCAATACTGACAATCCAGTGAGACCAAATCCTCTTGCTCAAACTTTTAAGATTGAGAACTATGATGGCGGAGTTTTCACTACTGGCATTGATTTATATTTTGGTGCCAAGAGTAATAAAGTTCCTGTTAAGGTTTACTTGACTAATGTTGAATCAGATAAACCTGGCAAAAATATTATTCCTGGTACTGAAAAAGTATTATCACCAGCAACATATATTAAGTTCTTCACTAACGCAAACGTATATGTTACCAGGGGTGAAAAAGTAACTGGAACAACTTCTGCTGCTACTGGTCCTATTGAAAAGATTATTGATAAAAATGGTGTTGATTTAGTACCATCAGCATCGGGAAGATTCCTGTTGACTAATGAGCAGGTATATACCATGGTTCTCAGTAATCACAATGGTCGTTCCTTTAATCAAAATGAAACGTTATCGGTTCCATCAGTAACTCTTAGAAACAATACCGAAGGTGAATCTGGTGTTCTAACTATTGCTAAAGATAGTGGAAAAGTTTCTGGAATTAGAATTACCAACCCTGGACAAAATTACACCAATGCTATTTTAACTATTGAAAGTCCACAACTTCCTGGTGGATCCGTTGCTACTGCTGGTGTGGAAGTTTCTGATGGTAAAATCTACAATACAGAAATTAGTCTGAATGGATTTGGATATACAGAACCACCTTCAGTAGTCATCAAAGGCATCGGTAACGGTGCTGGAGGATGTGTAATTGAGACCGAGATAGAGATCGATAGTCCAGCAATTAGAATGGGTGTAGCGGTCGATCAAGAGGGTCTGACAGACTCTACCGTTCCAACTCACTTTGAGTTTGATCATCCTGTATATCTACAGAATGATACAGAATATGCTATGGCAGTTGAAACTGATTCAACTGATTATGAACTATGGGTATCTAGATTGGGTGAAGTTGATGTTGCTACTAGCACTGTCATTACTACACAACCCTCTCTTGGTTCTGTGTATAGATCACAGAATGTAGATACTTGGACTGAGGATATTTTTGAAGATATCAAGTTCTCACTATACAGAGCAGAATTTGATATTAGCAAGACTGCAGAACTCTTATTGACTAACGAGTCTCTTGGATATGAGTTGCTTCAAAAGAATCCATTTACCACCAATGCTACAGCGAATACCAACGCAACATCTAAATTGTTCAGAAATAACAATAACATTGTTGAGGTATCTCATAGAGATAATGGATTTGAAACCTCTGGTCTATCATATGTTTTCTACAAAGGAGCACTAGAGACAGGTGGTGTTACGGCAGATGTTCTTAACAGCACTCTGTTCCAAGTTACCAATAGCGGAATTGACACATACAACATTACTTCTTCCGTAGCTGCTTCTGGTAATATTGAAGGTGGTGGTGAAGTAGTATATGCTACTTACAATAGAAAGTATGAAACTTTATATCCACAGATTCAATACCTGTCATTTACTGGCACTAAGTTAGAATCTATGGTTAAGACAACTAATGTTATTCCTGTAGATTCTAATACAACAAACTATACTTCATATTCACAAAGTCCATATGAAAGAACATTCCTGAATGAACCACACTTCTTTACTAATCAAAAGTTTATTGCTTCTGATATTAATGAGACTTTGAATTCTGTTACATCACTGACTTATAAATTATCACTTTCTTCTACAGTTTCATATCTATCACCTGTAGTTGATCTTTCTACAGCAAGTGTCAAGACTGTTTCTAATAGAATTGAATCTGCTTCTGGACAAGAAGACAGATATGGAAGAAGAGATCAAATCATTAAATTCTTCCCAATTTACAAGTTTAATCTTGGAAACACTGGCGGTACACAAATTCAAGATAATCAATCTATCGAAGGTTATACTTCAAAAGCAGTTGGAACTATTGCTAAAGTTGATGGAACAACAGTATGGGTGAGATTAAAAACTTCTCAATTCTTTAAGAGAGGTGAGCGAGTAGCATTAGGAAATCAACCAACTTTAACCGAGACAGAGGGTGGGGTAGTTGTACCAGCCGCTAAGGTTGATACAAATCCAATCGAGATCTTTGTTAGTATTCCAGATTCAGCAACAATGGTTGCTAGAAACCCATCAACTATTTTAGAAACCTATGATAATATCATCACAGGAAGTGCAGTAATTTGGGATGATAAGACTCAACAGTTGGATGTTAGAAATGATACTCAACCTCTATTGGATGATTTTACTGGAAGAATTATCGACAATGCCGTATTCAACAGAAACTCGGTAGTTAATGATCAACTTGCCGATATCTTTAGAGTAGGAGACTTCCTTAAGTATCCAGATCAAGAAGATGACCAAGCAAGATTCTTAGAAATTAAATCAATCGAATATGCGAATGGTATCACATATGTTTCCGACAACACATCTAAGAATAGTTCTTCTGTAGCAAAATATGTTACTAAAGAAGTTGCTATTAATAATCCAGGGACAGCAATTGATGTTAATTTAACTGTGAATTCAAAAGACATCAAAGATGTTGAAGTTCTATACAAATTTAAGAGAGCATCTAGTCAAGAAAACTTTGATGATATTAATTGGATTTATTTCAATGATAATGGTCAACCAGACTCATTAGAAATTGCTACTCCAGAAAATACTATTTCTGCGGTTCTAGAAAAACAATCCTCTTATCAAGATATTAAGTACAGTGTATCTGATCTTCCTGAGTTTTCTTCCTTTGCTATCAAGATTGTCATGAAAGGAGTTGATCCTGCGTTTGTTCCTAAGATTCAAGATATTCGTGCTGTTGCTTCTTACTAATGAGTTATATAAAAGTAAAAGGTCACGATGGTCTTGTGAGAGACGCTAGTACGGGAGCTATCATCAACAATGATGCTTCCGCACTAGATGCACGCAGAAAGTCTAAAAACCTCACTGCTGCTATAGAAGACATAAATAACTTGAAGGAAGAAATATCTGAAATTAAACAGCTCCTTAAAGAGATAGTACGAAATGGCAGTTCTTAGATTCGTTGCTAAAACAGACACCTTTGAAAGACAAAGGCAAATTATCAACACTATAGGTCAAGATATATTTGATCTATCAGTTGCTACTGGAGAAGGTGCTTTCAGCCTTTCTGACGGCAATGTTGATCAACCATCACTGTTTTTCACAAACGCAAATGATGTAGGTATATACAGAACAAGCGTTGGAAAGCAACTATTCATTGGAGCTGAAGGAAACTCCGTTGCGTCTTTTGATAAAGACTCTCTTACATTATTACAGAAAATCCAAAACTTATCAACACCAATCAATTCAGTTACGATTGGTAGTGGTGGTTCAGGATATAATGTAGGATCATATCCAAAAACAAGAGTTACTGGAGGTAATGGATCTGGTGCTAAAGCATCAGTAATCGTTAGCATGAATGGAACGTTCCAGTCTGGCGGTGGATATGCAGGAGGAACATATACTCAAGTTCCTTTACAAGGTGGTAATGGTACTGGAGCAGAAGCGACTCTAGAGATTGCCACCATGGGTGGTAACATTACAACTGCTGGATCTGGTGGAACTGCTAACGTATATACGAATGTTCCACTAACAAATGTAACTAGCGGTGGTTCTGGTGCTATTGCTGCAGAAGTTACCGTAGCACAAATTGGACAAGATGTTGGTGTTATTGGTGTTTTCTTCCAGCAAGGATTTAACGTTGGAGCATTTGGTAATGGTTATCAGACAGGAGATGTTTTAAGTGCTAATCCATCAGATATTGGTGGTGTCACTGGATTTGAATTTACTCTAACTGGTGGTGGAGAAGTAACTAGTGTAGAGATTACTGATGGTGGTGATGGCAACTATCAAACAAATGATGTCTTAACTATTTTACCAGCAGATGTTCAAAGTGCTGGTGGCGCTCCTATTAATAATCCATCTGGATTTTCGTTTACTGTTACTGAGGTAGGTATAGTTACAGACGTTACTATCACTGATGGTGGTGATAACTATAAAGTTGGTGACTCTATTGATATTCCATCAAGTGAACTAGTAAATACTGTCACTTATTTGGTACAAATTCTAGATTCTCAGTTAGTAGAATTTACAGGAACTTTACCAACAACAGGATTTAATGTTGGTGATACTCTAACATACAATGGAATATCCAAAGAAATTGTAAAAAGATTTGTAAATGGAAGTAATCAAATTGATGCTGTAACTGTAAGAGATATCAATTTAAATTTCTCTGCTGGACTACAAGCAGATGATGGTAATGGAAATCAAGCAGAAGTTGGTCAGTTAACAGCAGCATTAAATTACTATTTTAGTTCTGATGGTGGTACAACCTATACCAACATTCCCGATTTTACGTTTCAGAAAAATGTAAGATATAATTTTGATCAGTCTGATCCATCAAACATTGGTCATCCACTTAGATTTAGCGAAGACCGAGATGGATTCCATGGTATTGTTCAAGCAGTTCCAACAATATATGGAGAGACTTATACTGGAATTGAAGTTGACTATTCATACTTAACTAACGTTGTATCGATTGTTCCAAGAACAACTACACCAACTACATTATACTATTTCTGTGGTGAAGGAACATCAGAGGGTGCTGCTCACAAAGATGAAGGTGGATTTAATAATAGAGAAGGAACAATTACAGTTTCTGGAGAAGCTGCTCTTGCTGGATCTGGATTATCTGTTACTGTCTCTGGTGTTATTCCAACAACTACATTCTCTGTATTGAAAGATGGCACAACTACACTAGGAAATACTACTGCAACTGGATTTGTAAATACGGGAACTACAGATTTACAAGGAAATATTACAGCAGGTGGAACTTTCAATCTAGGTCCAGATTTATTTACTGTTGCTGCTAATGGTGATACTGTAATTGAAGGAACTCTTACAGCAAATAGCGATCTGTTCTTTACATCAGATGCTACCTTTGGTGGAACCCTTTATGTTGATTCTACCAATAACAAAATTTCTATTAATAGAGATCCAGCAGTAACTCCTTTAGTTGAAGATTTTGAAGTAGATGGATCAGCTTCAATTGATGGAGATGTAAAACTTGCTTCTGATTCGGGAGCAACTGTCTCAATTGGAGGAGTGACTCCATCACAAGCACTAAATGTTGGCGGAAGTGCTATTGTTTCTGGAAAATATATCGCACCAACAACAGGAGTAGTATCAACTCCTGTTTATACTTTTGAAGGATATGAAAAACTTGGATTATCTGCTAACTCTACAAATAAATCAGTTTCCGTAACTGGAGAGACAGGTGAATTAATTAGATTTGAACCAATAAAATCTTCATCCTTTAGAGATTTTGTAACTTATAAGAGAGAAATTACTGCTACATCAATTTCGTCTCCTGGAGCAGGATATACATCAGGAACATATAGTGGTGTTACTGGTTCTGGTGGAACTGGTGATGGATTAGATGCTGACATTACTGTAGCATTCTCTGTTCCTATTGGAAGAATTGCCACAATTGGAACTGTCACTACATCTGTAGATCCATTGAGATTGGCAGGCACTTATAATAAAGTAGCATATACTACCAGTGGTTCTGGTATTGATGCTAAATTTGACGTTGTAATTGATGGTACAGGTGCTGTATCTAGTGTTTCTTTGGTATCTGGAGAAATTGTAAATTTCACAAATTCCATTAATATTGTTGCCGCAGATTCACTAGGTTCACATTCTGGAGTTTCTGGATCCACTAATGGTTCTGGATCTGGAGCAACATTTAATGTTGTTAGAGATGTTGCTGGAACAGCAACAGTTACTTTGGTTAGTAATGGTCAAGGTTATGCTACCAATGATATAATTACTATTCTCGGATCTAGTATTGGTGGTACTGATATTACCAATGATCTCACAATTACAGTAACTGGGGTTACTGCTGGTGGAGGTTTAGGATATGCTATTAATGATGTTATCACTGTTGCTGGTACAGTATTTGGTGATGGAACATCTACTCCAGCAGATGTTACTTTCCTAGTATCAAATTTGGTTGGTATTCTTGGTGCTGGTTATTCGGATGGTGAGTATTCAAACGTTGCATTAAACACAGACGGTAGTGGTGTTGGTGCTACCGCTAATATTACAATTACTGGTGGAGCGGTTTCTGCTATTGCCATAGCATCAGAAGGATCTGGTGGATATGCTCCAGGCGATGAGATTACATTCGATCATAATAATTTAATTGAAGTTAATACAGGAACAGTAAGTTCAGCGCCAACTCTCGCAGCACAGCTTTTTGTTGGAGCATTAGGAACAGTTCAAATTGTAGATATTGTTGATAATGGATTTGGTTATGTTAATGGTGATGTATTATCATTCCCTCTGTTACCAGGAACTCCAACAAGTACATTTACTCTTACTATTGGAACAGTAACAGTAACTGAAGTAATTAAATTAGAAACTAACACTGGTCTTGCTACCACAGAGTCATTAAAAACTAAGTCTATTAATGTAAACGATAAAATTTCTATTGTTGACTCTACAATTTCTAATCAAGCATCAGAAGATATTACAATTTCTCCTGGTGGATCTACAAATCTACTAAGAGTAACTGGAACTGGTGGTGTTAAAGTTCCTGTTGGAACATCCACAAACAGACCATCTGCTTCTACTTTAGGTATTATTAGATACAATAGTTCTACTCAACAATATGAAGGATCTAATGGTAGTGACTTTATTTCACTTGGCGGTGTAAGAGATGTAGATGGAAATACTTACATTTTAGCAGAAGAAACTGTAGGTGCTAATGACAATATTTTATATTTCTATAATGATGCGGTAAACACTTGCAGATTCAATAAAACTAATATTGAATTAGTTACCAATAATACTATTGAATCTGTAGCTACAGATGGTAAAACATTATGGAAAGATGGTATCGCTGTTGTTCTTAATGAGCAAGTCTACACAGATAACTATATTTACGAAGTAACTGTTGCTGGAACCACTGGAAGTAATCCTCCTACTCATACAACTGGTGCTCAGAATGATGGCAATGGAGTAGAATTTACTTTTGTTGGTTCTGTTTATCAACCATTAACATTCAAAGCATCAAATATTACATTTGACGCTACATTAACTCTAGGAGCATTAGAATCATATTCATATAATAATGTATCTTCTGTATTGGAGACAGGTCTTAATAATATTGAATTTGCTTTTGGTAAAATTGGTGGAGCACCAAATACATCATTCACATTATCTGATGATGGTTCGTTAAGAGTAAACAGATCTTTTGATACATCAAATGCTGTATCAAACTTAGAGGTTCTAGATTACACAGCAAAATTCTTAGAGTTAGATGATGTTGTTATCAAGACATCTGATCTTACTGTAACTAGAGGAGCAACAGAAACTGCCAACTTCATTGTTTATGATCCAGCAGTATCAAAATCTGCAAAGGTAACTGTAACTGCCGAAAATACAACAACGAATGATATTCATACTACAGAGATTCAACTTTTGGCAAAAGGATCTGATATCTTTATTTCTGAGTATGCTTCTCTAAATACTGGGCAAGAGCAGTTTACCTATACTGTCTCGTTTGCTCCATCAGGAGAAGTTCAAATTTCATACACCATGGAGCAATCTTTGACCACTGGTGATGTAGTTGTTATCACTTCAAGTTCCACATCGATTAAGAAATAACAATGGCAATAGAAAATAAAACTTTTAATTCCGAATATGGATTTGGAATTAACGAGACAACTGTTTTAGATGATAGTAGAAACATTCTGAACATCAACACGGTGACAATTCAGAATGAGCATTTTACTAATTCCACAAAACATGCTTATATTTCGAGTGGACTTAACAATACAATTTTAACAACAGATGGTGTTGCTGTTCCAACTATATCTAATAACACAATCAATTTTATTACAACAAAAGTTATTGGTGTGAATGCTACGGGAACAGGTCATTATGCAGTAAAATTTGAAACAAATGCTACTGTAGATGGTAGTGGTAATGTTTTGATTTTAGGTGAATTAAAAACTACCATAAAAGATTCTATTCCAACTGGACAAAATTGGTCTGTATCTTCATATGGTTCTGGTGGTCCTGGAGAGTATAGTTACTCTACTAACAGAGGTGGCACAACAGATACGATTAAATGGGTTGCTTACACAGAAGTTGTTAGTATTGATTGGTCTGCTCCTTGATAAATAAAGGAGTAAGAAGCATCTGCCAGATAGAGCAAAATGAGCTTAGATTTTAATGTAGATAAACAGATTTTATCTGGAACTGAACCTAAGATTCTGGGTTCCGACAACTTTATTGTTAGATCTGGAAGTGGATCTGACGAGAAGGAAGTTTTCCGAACACTCTTAGATCCGTCAACTAAATTACCTAGACTTGGTATTAACAGGACTGGTAATAAAGTTGAATCTATTACAGTAAACGAGAATCAAGGTGGTTCTGGTTATACTGTTGCTCCTAATGTTGAGTTATCATATCCAGATCCAAATAACATCGCATTTGGTACTAGAGCTCTTGCTTCTGCTCTAATCAATAACGGTCAAGTTGTTGCTATCGTTGTTGATGAACAAGGTTTTGGATATACATCAGCACCAACGGTAACTATTACAGGTGGTGGTGGATCTGGTGCTGCTGCTACTGCTGTTCTAGATACTGTTGATTTTGAACTTGATATCAATGGTGCTATCAGAACATCTACATCTATCATTTCTGATACGGCAAAAATTCTAAACCTGGATATTGATAACTTCATTACTCCAGATGCAAACTTTAGAGCACCAAATCTAAAGACATGGGGAAATGCTAGTGGCACTCCTTGGGCTGCTAATATTATCTTACAAAAAGGAGAATTTTATTACCAGCAAGCAAACATTTATGAGGTTTTAGAAACAGGTCTTTCTGGTGTTGTAGGTCCTACTCATAAAGACGGTATTGAATCAAATGGCGATGCTTCTTTGAAGCATGTTGGTTTTAGAGTAGTCAATCCAGATCTTCCTTTATATGGTGAAACTGGAGATTCTGGTATCTACCCAAGATCTATTACTCCACAATTAGGAGACAAATCTGACAAGATTGCTACTACAGAATACGTCCTCAACCTAGCAACGAATGACGTTGGTGGTCGTGTGTATGTTTCTCAGTCTATTGGTAATGATGGAAACGATGGTAGATCTGCTGCTGCTCCAGTAAGAACAATTAAGAGAGCATGTCAGATTGCTTCACAAACTGTAGGAGTCAAAGAAACTGTTATCATCGCTGGTGGTGATTATGTAGAAGATAACCCAATTTCAATCCCACCAGATTGTTCAATTGTTGGTGATAACCTACGTCTTGTAATTGTTAGACCTAACAATCCTGGCAAGCACATCTTTAAATTTGGCGATAAAAACTACGTTATTGGTGTAACATTTAGAGACCAAATCAACTCTGCTGGTGATCCCGTAGCAACATGGGACTTTGCTATGGTATTTGATGACAAGCAAAGAGTTTATTTTGATAGAAATGCTGGTGGTGATTTTGGAAGAAACTTCCCAATTGGTCATCAGATATTTGGTCCAGAAAAAATTAGTGTTACTTTCCAAACTAATACAGGAACAAATCAACTATTAGTTGGAGAAACTGTACGAGGTGTTAACACTGGTGCTGTTGGTGTAGTAACATCAGTAACTTTCGATGAGACAGATCCTAATGAACCAGATGCTTTTGTAAATGGTTCTGTAGAAATTGATATTGTAAGTGGTTCATTCAACCTCGGTGAAACTTTTGAGTATGAAATTGGTACTTCTCCAAATGAAGTAACTTATGAATTTGTTGCTGTTGGACTAAAATCAATTAGAGCAGAAGGTGAAGTTGTATCTACTGGAATTGATTTAACAGATACGTTATCAATTGCCAGAATTGATACTACATTACAAGGAACAGCGGAAGTTGCTCAAAATGGATTTGGTTATGAAGTAGAAGGAAATGCTGAGGATCTTGGTGGTATTGTATTCTATACAAATGAACTATTAGGAAGAGACAATACTCATAACTTTAGAGAAGGTGATGAAGTTATCATCAGTGGTCTACCAACTTCAAATCCAGATTTGTCTTTCCTTAATGGAAAGCAGAGAATTTATAAAGTTTTAGAAGATGCTGATGGTCGCTCTAGAAGATTTGTAATTCCAAAGAAAACCGCATATTCTAATTCAAATTATATTCCAGCATCAGCAACAGTTTCGTCTTATGCTGATTATGTTACCCTTACGCTACTAAACTCTCCAAACAAGTTTGAAAGAGCAAACTATGTTGCAAGAAGATATCAAGATGCTTGTAATTTAATTAGAAACAATGCTGATTTTATTGCTGCGGAAGTTGTAGGTCAGATTAACAAAGAATTTGCGAAAGAGTATTTTGAAGTATCTGCTGTAGATACTAATGCTAGTACGTTCCAAGTATATACAAATCCAAACAATTTTGTACATACTTATGTAAGTGGAGGAACTGTTTCGTATGGAGGACAAACTTTTACAGTAACAGATTTAAATTATAACAATATCAGTGGTGTTGGTACTATTACACTAGGAAGTGTACCAACCTTTACAGATGGTCAGACTGTAAAAATTGAAGGTATTGTAGTTTCTTGTACTGTTAATGGAGTAACATCCCAGAAAGAATATCCAAGTTTCAATATTCCTGTTGGTGATTATAAGTGTACTAGAGACCTTAAGATTATCATCCATTCTCTGTTGATGGATTTGGAGTATGGTAGTAATGACAATATTATTGAGGCAGCAAAGAGATATATTGTTGGAACTCAAATCGACTTTGTTGATCAAGAAATTATCCAAACAGTAAGAGCAATTGAGTACACAAGACAGTTGTGTATTCTTGCTATGAGAAATTGGAGAGTCGGAACAGGACTCGTAACAGAACCAATTTACGTTCCTAAGTATGCGGCAAGTATTCCAAGATATTTTGATGATACTGTAATCACTACTACTGCTGGTGTAAATGCTGATGGATCGGCATCTGATGGAACAGCATGTGCTGATGTCAAATCAGCAATTGATACATTAGCATACTTATTTGTTGATGTTCTTGCCAACAATGCTTCTGGAACTTTACTAGATGCTGCATATCTAATCGCAAGAAACAGAGATCTTATTGTTGATCAAGCATTAATTGATACTCAAATTACTTATCCTTCATTATCACTGAGCACATTTGGTGAATATAAGTGTAGAAGAGATAGTAATATAATTCTCACCAACTTGATCCGAGATTTAGTTCTAGGAGGAAATGCTGGAATTGTTACTGCTGGTGAATCTTATTACACAGGTTCTGATTTAACAGGACTACCAGCAAGCGAAGTTGCTCCAACAATTTATGCATTTAGTAAAGTTAAGGACTATGCCATCAACGCAATCCGTAACTGGACAGATGGATCAGCATCTGCTGCTCCTGTTTATGCTACAGCAACTAATGCTACTTATAATTCAAACACAGGAGATGTAACTGTTACCATTGCTGATCCAGCAACAACATTAACTACCAGTGATAGAATTGCTTTTAAAGAGGGTGCTATTACTTGGACATGTTCGTCGAATGGTAGTGGAGATTTAGCAAGTCCTACATTCCAAGATAGAAATAGTGGAAGAAGTCTTGCTATAGATTCTGTATCTTCTTCTGGTGGATCCACAACATTTACTGTTAATGTTGGCGATGCTGGTTCTGTACAAGGTGTTGCTCACACATTTGCCAGCGCATTAGCAAATGGCATTGTTCTTATCTACGAACCACTTACTGCTAATTCTTCTGCTATTCCAAGATTTGATGATTGGAATATTCTACCAGATCCTAGCAATCCTGATTGTGCTACGGTTGTTTCTGCTATCACAACATCGATGGATCTCCTAGAGGATATCCTAGATGGAACAGTAGCTCCTGGAGGAACAACAAAAACATACGGAACTCTATACGATACAACATCTATTATTAATTACGCATCAACAACATTATATGATGCTGATAATAGAAAGATCACTCCAACTGCTGTATATGATGACCTGCCAATTATTGAGGCATCTCCATATACTCAAAACTCTTCTATCATTTCATTCTTGGGTGGTAGTGGTGCTCTAGTTGATGGATCTAAGGTCAAGAGTCCAAACTGTCCTTTCCCTGGTCTAGAACCAGACCTAACAGCATCGTTCCCCAATCAAGGTAAATCGATGGTTGCTTCGGCATTCACGATTGTTTCCTTTGGTGGTACTGGATACAAGATTGTTGACGATGGATACACTCAGTTGGTTTCAGTCTTTGTTATCTTCTGTGAAGATGGTATTCTTGCTGAAACAGGTGGTTATGCATCGGTTACAAACTCAGCAACTAACTTTGGTACATATGCTCTAAGAGCAACTGGATTCAGAAGTGAACCATATACTTTTGACGTTGGTCAGATTGTTGGTGTAAGTTCTTCTACAGGAACGAATAGAACTCAATTTAGAGTAAGTGGTCTAGGTAGAGAACCTCTAGAACATTACGTTGTCAAACTTGATGGATATAAGAATCATAACCCAGACATTGAATATTTTGTTGACACTGTAGAGCAGGTAACAGTTGGACCTCCTTTCGAGGCTTTACTAACTCTAGAGAGTGGTGCTGGTGGAGCAGCAGAATTTGAAGATGTTAGCAATCCTGGAGTTATTGTAGGTAACTCCTTAGCAGAATTTAGTGGAGTTACCATTAGTCTACACAGACCATCTATTGTTAACTCTTCTTCCCACACCTGGGAATTTGCTGGTTCTGGTACTAACTACAATGCTCTACCTGAGAACGGTGGTACTAAGATTGAAGCAAACGAGCAAGTACCACAGAACTATGGTCGTGTTTACTGTTCTGGTACTGACGAACTTGGTGACTTCAAGGTTGGTACGTTCGCTAAGATTGAGAACAGAACTGGTGCTATTACCTTCACAGGTACGGTTACTATCTCTGAAGTTGAATTCTTGAAACTGAAAGGTGGCGACGTTGTTGTTACTGGTTTCGATGCATCCAACACACTTGGTGGTGCTAACTCTACCGACTCTAAACTACCTACACAAAAGGCAGTTAAAGATTATATTACTAACAACCTTGGTCCTTATCTCAACAAACCATATTCCACAAATGCTGTTCCTAGAGCACTGGTTGAACTTACCGATTCTGGTAAGATTTCCATCGACCAGATTCCAGCACTTAGACCTTTCAGTGTCTTCACTGTTGCCGATCAAGCAGAAAGACTAGCACTAGAAGGAGCACTTGCTGGTGATATTGCTATTCAGCAAGATAATAATGTTTCATTCATTCTAAACAATGACCTAAGTAGTTTGTATGTTGGTTTCCCAATTGATTCTAGTTTAGTATTCAATACAGGAGACATCTACACTGGTTCTAATACTGGTGGTAGAATTCAAGCAACTGAGTATAGACAAGGTGTTGTATATCAACTGAACATTACTGATGCTGGTTCTGGATACACATCAGCACCAACCGTTACAATTAACCATGCTGGTAATGCTCCTTCTGTGGAAGCAAAAGCAGTAGCAACTATCGCCAACGGTCAAGTTGTTACATTGACTCTAATTACATTTAATAATTATATTGGTGGTCTTGGTTATGATGCTCAACCAACTGTACAGATTGCTGCTCCTGGTGGCGGCGGAACAACAGCAACTGCTAGTGCTCTTATCGAGAGTAGAGTATATGGTGATATTGTCAATAATATTAAGATTGACGATACCGATAGTATTGATGATAGCGATTCTCCCGCAAATACCGTCTCAATTAATAGAGTAGTCAATACATCATCAAATATTGCCAATAACTGGGTATCTCTATCTGCTACTCAGATATCTGCTACAGATATTACATCTGGTATTATTTCTACTTCTAGATTAGCACTCAATTCATCTGCAGCAAACTCCTTTACTTTCTTAAGAGGAGACCAAGCATATGCTCCTGCTGTTCAGTCATTCAAATCAGCAGAAACAAGATACTTTGGTATCTTGTCTAGTCAGGCAAACAATGGTTCATCACAATTAGTCTTCCCAACTAATGCTGATGTACTAAAAGGACATGAAGTAAAATCAACTGTAAATGGTATTCAAGCAAATACTACAATTTCTACAGTTGTAACTGCTGCTGGATTTACTACCATCACACTGAATAATCCAGTTAATCAAAACATTCCTGTAGGAACTGTTATTGAATTTGAGAGAAGTGCTTCTCCACTTACATTGGAATCCAGTTTCACACAAGGTAATTTCGTTGATGACATTGTTATTGTCAACAGTGGATCTGGATATACAAATAATCAATATTTTGATATCCCACTTGACGGTGGAACTGGAACTGGTCTGAAAGCAAATATTATTGTCGCTGGTGGAGAAGTAACAGAACTTACAGTTACAGATGGTGGTACTGGATACAGTGCTGACTTTATTGTCACTCCACTTCCAGCACAGATTGGTTCTGGATCTAATTTAGTCCTTGCTGCTAAATTAAGCACACAAAATAAACAGTATGCAAACGTTTCTATTGATATCAATAGAGTTACCGATGCTACTATTTCTTCCGACTTGTTTGGAACAGTTGGTGTTGCTAGATTCTTAAAATCACAGTTTGATATTGGTGACTCTGGAAACGGATCAGTTCAACTTAAGACTGGTTCTGACTCTGGACTAGATGCTGACCTTCTCGATGGTGCTCAAGGTGTTTACTACACCAATGCTAGTAACCTTTCAGCAGGTACGGTTCCAATTGAAAGAATGTCTGGTACTTATAATATCGGTATTTCTGGTCAGTCTGGTAACACTTTACGTCTGATTTCTTCTACAAACAACCCAACATCCAGTCCAAATCCTGACACGTTCTCTACAGGTATTGTTGCCAACACTCTAAACAATACTGCTACATCACTATCTGATGGTGGTTCTAGAGCACTTATCATGACTCTAAGGAACTTCGGTTCCAGTACAGATGCTACGGGTGGTGGCGCTAGACAATTAGGATTCACAGATAATGATAATATGTGGATTCGTGGTTCTGGATCTACATTAACATCATGGGGTACTTGGTATAAGATCTGGAGTTCTGGTAACGATGGTGTTGGTTCAGGACTAGATGCTGATAGACTTGATAATAAGCAAGGATCTTGGTATCAGAATGCTCTTAACATCAATACAGGAACTTTATCTGATAATAGATTACCTGTTTATCAAACCCATAAGTATTTCGAGAATCAGTTAAGCATTAGAGCTGCCGCTGGAAATCCAAGATATAGAATTTATGTCGAAGGACAACTACTAACTACTTCACCATTCCTTGCGGGTCAGCAAGTTAACCTATATGATGCGGATGCTCAGGGAACTGGAACTATTCTAATTAATGCCATTCCTACAAATGTAGATAATAATGATGCTACAAATAATTATTCTATCATCGAAGGTGTACTTCAAACTGGTACATTTACTGGAGCAGTATCTATTGGTACTACAGCAATTTCGGTTCCTTTCCAAGACTTTAGTCTAGATGATGCTGGAACATTTGAAGTTAACAAACTTTATAGTGCTTCTGGTACTGGTATTCTTGCTCTTGGTAGAGTTGATGGTGTTGCTGCTACAAGTCCAGCAATTCACTTTAGATCTAGTCTAACTCCTGCGACTGGTGGATATAACGTTGCTCTTACTGCTACTGGTGGAGGAACTACACTAGGATCAGGAACTCTTAACGCTACAGTTGCCAACTCTGATGGTTTCACCATTAACAATAATATTATCTGGAATGCTGGTAACATTACATTTGCTTCTAATAACGTTGCTAACACTGCAGTTAAGCGTGATGCTTCTGGCAATTTCTCTGCTGGAACAATCACTGCAAATGTAACTGGTGCTTCTTCACTGAACGTCTTAAAAGCAGGCGATACCATGACTGGAGATCTTCAGTGGTCTCAAACTAATCGTGGTCTTGTTTGGGGATTCAACACTGATGGCGCTTCGATTAAGTTCTACAATACTGGTAATACTGATACTAATTCAAGATTAGAATTTAACGTTAATGATGATGCTAACGAGTTCTTCCGTTGGACTGGAACTCAGGGTGGATCTGTCAGAGAGTTCATGAAGTTGGTTCCAGCATCTTCTGATTACAATGGCAGATTATCTATCCGTGGTGTTACTACAATTGAAGCAAATCATACAGGTAGCGATCCATATGCTCAGTTAGTTGTTAAAGGTAGAGGAACTGGTGCTACTTCTTACACTGGCATCCTTCTAGATAACCCAGCAGGTCTACAATCTCACCTTAGGTTTGCCGACAATGGATCCATAAAGTGCCAAATCAGATGGCAGGCTGGAACAACTCAAGATAACAAACTTAAGATTTATTCTTATATCGTTAACCAGGACTTTGTTACCTTTGACGCTGCTCAAGGAAACATGGGTGTGGGTACAACTTCACCAAGTTCTAATTATAAATTACAAGTTGCTGGAGCATTTGCTGCTACCAGTAAGTCGTTCTGTATTGAGCACCCAACCAAAGAGAACCACAACCTCGTCTATGGATCCCTAGAGGGTCCTGAACACGGTGTATACGTTCGTGGTAAGGCAAGTAAGGTTATTGAACTTCCAGACTACTGGACTGCTCTCGTAGACGAGAATAGCATCACAGTTCAACTAACACCAATTGGCAACCACAGAGCATGGGTTGAGAAGATTGAAGATAATAAGATCTTTATTGATGGTGGTGAGTCGTTCTACTTCGTTCAGGCAACACGTAAGGATATTCTACCACTAGAGGTAGAGGTTGAACTACCAACTGAGGAGAAAGAATGACTAACGAACAGAAGTTAGAAATATGTTACCAGTGCCCTCACCACTCTGATGATGGTACTGGAGAACATTTTGAGGAATCACCAAATTCAGCAAGATGTGCTTTGCTGGATAACATGTTAATTAGAGGATCTATTCTGGGTAATTGTCCAGATGGGAGGTGGCAATAATGGCAATTAGATATGGAAAAGGATCCAGAAGAATTACTTCTGGAGATGTCTTAGCATACTACACAAATAATATGGATAACATTTCCGCTGGAGATGTTGGTGGTGGATATGAATTTTATGGAACAAATGTTTGGGGTGGTTGTGGTAATGCTAATGGTGATGCTGGTGTTCTAATTGTTCTTAAGGATGATATTTCTTGGAACAGAATTACATGTCAATTTGAATTTGATGGTACTGCTTCTTGCTGGACTTTCTTAGGAGGAGGTTCTGATACCAATTCTCCACAAAATGAAGCTGGTGGTGGTTACGGAAGAAGTGGTCCTTCTGTTCCTTCACAAATGTCTTCTAGTAACAATTATAATATTGATGGTCCTGGAAACATCTATCAGTATAATGAAAATTCTGGAGATAGAATTTTTAAAGATGTCAATGCTTTCAGTGATAGTGGCAACTTTATTAGAAAGGCACATGCTTGTGATAACGATAACACCAATATGTTCCATGGTTCTTATAATGATGCTGGGTATAAATCATTTTGGACTACTCGAAGAAGAGTTGAAAATGGATACCCAGGTGGAGTCTGGCATGGAAGATCCTGTGCTAGTACAGGTAGATATATAAGAATAAAGAATATTTTTGTTTGGTACGAGGGATAACTAATGGCAACATTTACAGGACCATATGGAGTACAAAGAGGACTAATTTTTAGTGTAGATGCAGGAAATCCCAAATCCTACAAATCGGGAGATACTGAGTGGAAAAATATTGCCCCCACAAGTTTTCCAAACATGAAACCTGTCTCTGGATTTAATTCACAGTGCCAGTGGAATTCAAATGGGTATTTTGATATCAATAGCAAAACTGATAATCCACAAGCAAATGCTATTGCTACTTCTACAAACGATGCTCACATTTATCATTCCGTTCCATCTGAATTTAGATTAGACGGCAGTAGTCAAGATAAAAGTTATGAAGCTTGGTTCAGAATAACAAATTTATCAAACACTAATGGTTCTATTTTTAGAACCATGGTTGGCACTGGTTGTAGTTATGCTTGTAATGGAGGTATAGAATATAATAATGGAGTTGTGGAATTTTCTCACTATGATAACGTCGCTTATCAATTGACTAATGGTGGATATGCTGCTACTGAAGGTGTCTGGATTCATGCTGTAGGAAGTTACACTTCTGGAGAAAATCCAAATAAAAAATTATACATTAATGGTGAATTAAATGCCTCTATGAATACATCAGCATTTGATTATTCTTCGGGTGGAGCATATATTGAAATTGGTTTCAATAGAAAAAGCAATGCTCCAAGAACATTTGATGGTGATATTGCTATTGTCAATATGTACAACGTTGGTCTTACGGCAGCAGAGGTTAAACAAAACTTCGATGCCAATAGAGCAAGATTTGGAATATAAATACTCAATAAAGGTCTAACTCAAGATGGCGAATTCTGATAAGGACATCCTTATAACGCCCAATAAAGGCACGGCGAATATACCAGAAATTAGTTTTGTCGGACAAGATAATGCTCCGATTAAACTTCGCGTACTTGATGATAACACGCTGTCTTTTGAGGGAAACTCAGGACAGTTATTTTCCATTGATGATAATTTGTCATCTGGAACAATATTTGCTGTTTCGGATATTAGTGGTGTACCATCAATTCAAGTCGATGCTAGTGGAAGAGTTGATATTGCCAGGTATGGTGGATCATTAAATCTTGGAAATAATGCTAATGCCACGGACA